AGTAGCTGAAGCACAGCCTGTGGAGGCACCTGTGGCTGAAGAGACACCTAAAGAAGGAGCCTAATCATGAGCGAACAGTGGATTCAAAAAGCTATAAAAAAACCAGGCGCTTTGAAGAAAGCCCTTGGCGTTCCTGCTGACAAAAAGATTCCAGCGAAGAAGTTGGCTGTCAAATCCACTGATTCTCCCAAGATGGCCAAACGTAAGACACTCGCAAAGACTTTAAGAGGTTTTGATTAAATGTCAGACGTTGAAAAAGATTTAGCGGTTCACGAGGCAATTTGCACTGAAAGATATAACCAAATATTTCAGATGCTCAAAGACGGCGACAAACGCATGACCAAGATTGAGTATTTGCTCTATGGGGTTATGCTGATGGTTCTGCTTGGGCCAGGCGTTGCTGGAGCATTTTTCAAACACTTCTTCGGGGTGTAACAAATTGATCCATTCACCCTTGTTGCCCTTGCCTCTGGCGCTTTCAAGCTCTGCAAAGACGCTTGTGAGATGTACAAAGAGGGGCGTCAAATTGTTGCTGACATCTCCCATGAAATTGATGGAGTTGTCAAAGACGTTAAGACAGTACAAAAGAAAGCCAAAGGTCTTCTTGGGTTCCTGAGTGCTGTCTTTGGTAAAAAAGAGGAAGAGGAGCCAAAAGCTTCTCAACCTGTCAAGAAGGTCAAGAAGAAGAAAGAGCCACCACCAGAGTTTGATGAAAACCTCATTTACCAACAAGTAAGTGATGCTCTCATCAAGTTCTATAGAGCGTACAACGCCCTAAAAAACTATACGAAAGAACAAGAAGAATTTGCTCTTCATGCAAATAACGAGGAAGGCCAAGAGGCCGCAATCAACATAACGATTGCCAATTTGCAGATGGAGAAGTTGAATACGGAGTTGAGTGACTATATGGTGTACCACGTCCCAATTGAATTGAAGGATTTGTACACAAGGGTCAATCAGCAAATTGGTCACATTGCCAATGTGCAGGCGCTTGCAAGACGAGAGGAAATGCTAAAGGAGCGTAGAGCAAAATGGCAACGTCGGCAAAAGGCAGATCAAATCAAGGGAAGAATGGCGGCTTCAGCAATTACAGTGCTGATGCTGATGTGGTTATGGGTAATGATTCTCAGTCTGACTCACTCGCCATCTTATTGATTGTTGTTCTTTTGGTTATTCTTTTGCTGATTGTGCCATTGATTGCATGGATGTATGTGGATGTCAGACAGATGGAGCTTCGTGTAAACAAAGCCTTGACAAGGATTGAGGGAAAATGATTAAAAAATTCAGTTTTGTATACACGTCAATACTGATATGTACACTTTTCCCATTTTTGTGTACAGGTTGCCATGATCAGTACAGGTATTTTTGCCAAGACCCTGACAATTTCAAGTCTGAGAGATGCCAAAAGCCTTTGTGTGAATTCAATCAAGACTGCCCTGAATATCTTGTAGCCCCCATTTTGGAGAAGAAAATTGAAGGAACTCCTGCTAGCATTCCTCAACAGCCCCAAGGAACGCCTCAATGCCGATGAGATAGAGATCAGGGTCCGATCCTTTGTGATCATTGTGGTGACCTTGATTTTGGCCTTCATCGTGATGGCTTTGCTCTATTCTGTCACTTTTGTCAGTCAGCCAATCAAGGCTATGGCTCCAATCGACCAAGCCTATACCAAGATGCTCAATGACATCGTTCTGCTCATTGTGGGCGGTATTGGGGGCATTCTGACCAAGGGTTTGACCAACGAAGCCACGAACATGATGAACGCGGCAAAAGCCAATAAAGACGCTTATGTGGCCCCTCCGCCACCTCCGCCTGCACCAATCATTATGACGGCTCCACAGACCAATTGGACGCCTCCACCACCACCTGCTGGACCACCCACGCTTGAGAGTGAAGAAGAGCGTTTGAGGACAGCCCACGCAAGAGAGAGTGTGCGTAATGCTTAGTTGGCTTTCATGGTTCTTTGACGACCTCTTTTACTGGATAGCATTGATTGCTCTGGTCGGAGGAGCCGTGGCTTATGTATTGAGTTACATGGTAGGGTTTATCCCTATGCTTAAAGCTCACGCCATGATCTTGAAGATTGTGGGTTTATTGTTGGTTATATCAGGAGGTTACTATGTCGCAGATCATCACGGCTATGAAAGACGGGTTGCAGAAGATAAAGCAGAGATTGAGCGCCTTAATGGAGAAGCTAGGGCAAAAGAGGCAGAATTAGGGCAAAAACTTGCCAAAGCCAACGGACAACTGAAGAAAGCAAAAGATGACATCAAGACCAAGACTGCTTCTATCAATGCTCGCATTGACTCTGGCGAGTTGCGCCTCCCCTCCACCTGTGGTGTACAAGCCAGTACAAGTTCCTCCGATGGAAATCAAGCCGATGGAGCCCAATCTGACAGACAGGCTGTTAAAGATATTGTCGCCATCGCCTCAGACGGAGATAAAGCAATCGTCAAACTCAACGCCTGCATTAGTCAATACAACGAAGTGATGCAAACCGTCAACGAGGGGGTTAAATGATTACTGCGGCGCAACTCCATCAACTTGATATTGGACCGCAATGGGTTGACCCTCTCAATGAGACGTTTGAGCGGTGGGGAATTGACACCGCTGAGGAGCAAGCTTGCTTTATTGGCCAGTTTTCCTATGAGTCCAACCACTTCAAGGACCTCAGCGAGAATCTGAACTATAAGCCTGAGACGCTGATGCATTTGTGGCCAAAGCGCTTCCCAACCATGCAGGAAGCCCTAACCTACGCGCATCAGCCTGAGAAGATAGCAAACCACATCTATTCCAACCGCATGGGAAACCGAGACGAGAAGTCTGGGGATGGATGGCGGTTTAGGGGATCGGCAATCTGCCAATTGACTGGCCACGATAACTTCTGGCACGCAGGTCAAGCTTTGGGGGTTGATTTGGTTCATAACCCAGATTTAGCCCGTATGCCCAAATATGCCGCCGCAATTGGTGGCTGGTACTGGAAAACCCATAAATGCAACGAATTGGCCCAAGCAAAGAACTATCTCGCGCTGACAAGAGTCATCAATGGAGGTGAATTTGGGGCACAACAACGGGAAGACTTGACACACAAGTGCGAACGTATACTGAATGCTTGATTAGATAAGGTATGGAGGATAAAATTCATGAAAGCAACAGCTAAAAAGGGCAATCGATGACCACGCCTTCCTATGTCCTAACGTATGACAGTTTGACCTCTTTAGTATTGCAATACTTAGAGCGTACAGACACCGCTGTTGTAAACTTTATCCCAACCGCCATCACCATGGCAGAATTTGAAATTGCCCAAGAGATCAAAACCCTTGGTCAGATGGTTGTTGTTGATAGCACCATGCAAGCAGGCAATCCAGTCATCCCTAAGCCTGCCAGATGGCGTAAAACGGTCTCTATGACCCTTGCAACGGCAACAGGCAAGCAACCCATCCTACTGCGTAAATTAGAGTACTTGAACGAGTATGCACCCAATGTGAGTGCTACTTCCCAGCCTCTGTATTATGCAGATTATGACTGGGACCACTGGTTTGTGGCTCCCACCCCCGATCAAAACTATGCTTTTGAGGCTCTTTGCTACACACGCTTACAGCCCTTGGATTCAGCAAACCAAACCAATTGGCTGACCCAAAACGCTCCCAACGCGCTGTTGTTTGGGGTGTTAAAGCAAACTGCACCATTCTTGAAAGATGATCCTCGCCTTGCGACTTGGAACGCTTTGTTTGACCAAGCAATGGCCGCTCTTAAAACCGAAGACACTCTCCGCATTGGAGATCGTCAAGCTGTTGTACAGGACTCTTAATCATGACCACAAGCTATACCAACCCGTTCACTGGCCAGACCATCAATCCATCGTCTGTCAGCTATGAAAACATAACGATCAGCCAAAACACCTTCCTACAGTGGCCAATCAACGGCAACAATGGATTGCCTGCCAGTTCAATCATTGACTGTACGGCCACAACAACTGGTCTTTTGCTTGAACTGCCCCCAGCCTCTCAAGTATCAACTGGACAAACGGTTCTGGTCAGAAACATTGGAACCAACACTTTCACGGTTACCGATACCTCTGGCAACACAATCATTGCGATTGCTTCTGGAATCGCTCAGTTCATTTGGTTGACCGATAACACCACCACAAACGGCACATGGGCCTCTGTAACATTTGGTGCTGGTACTTCTGCCGCCAACGCTTCTGCGCTTGCTGGATACGGTTTGACGGCGCTTGGAACCACTCTCAATGAGAATCTTCCAATCACCTATGTTTACTCAAACACAACTCTAAGCGCCAACAACAGAGCCTCTTTCCAAGTCTGGTCTTCTGGAGTTGGAACTATCACTCTGCCGTCCTCAAGCACTGTGACTGGCGGTTGGTTTGTGGTTATCAGAAACGGTGGAACAGGTATTTTGACCTTGACCCCAACAGGTACTGACACAATCGATGGATTGTCTACCCAACAGCTCCAATTGACCGAGTCTTTGGTTGTTGTATCCAATGGAGCAACTGGCTACAGCACCTATGCATACGGTCGCTCCAATGCCTTTGCATTCACCCAGTTGACCAAGACTTTGACGGGTGGAACAGTCACTTTGACGGCCACAGAAGGTTCAAACGTCATTCAAGAATACTCTGGTACTTTGACCTCAAATGCCACGGTTATTCTGCCTTCTACGGTCCAATTGTATTCACTGCAAAACGGTACCACTGGCGCCTACACAGTGACATTCCAGACCTCTTCAGGTTCTGGTACATCTTTGGTTGTTAACCAAGGTCAAACGGCATTTGCGATCTGTGACGGTACAAACGTCTACAGTACCACCTCAAACACTGCGATTTCAGGCACATTCACTGCCAACGTGGGTTCTGCAAGTACGCCTTCAATCAACTTCTCTGGCAACCTTAGCACAGGTTTTTACTTGCCTGCTAGTAACACCATAGGATTTGCTATCAACGGAGTCCAAGGCATGAATTTGTCGGCCTCTGGACTCTATGTTGCCAATGGCATCTCTGGGGGCGTATTTTGACGGCTAAAGTCACCGCCCTACAAATCCCAGCAGGTATACAGCGGGACGGGACTCAATTCGACTCGCCCATGTACATCGATGGTAAGTGGGTCAGATTTCAGCGCGGTCGTCCAAGAAAAATAGGTGGCTACAAGGCCATCTTTTTGAATGCGTCAGGCATATCTCGCGGTATGCAGATGACGTCCTCAAACGGGTTGAACTATGTTGTATCTGGCAACGCAAACGGGCTGGAGCAGTGGGTCACAAACAACGTAGATGGAACGGGAGCGGGCCCATACGAGTACTCACTGAGCAATTTCACGTCAAATTTGAACAATCTGTGGCAGTTTGACATTGGTTACGATTCATCGGGTGGGGCGAATAATAACTTGGTAGCGCACCCTGGCCAAAATCTAACCGCTATCGACTCCACTGTGAACACGCCTGTGCTGTATGGGCAGTTCCCTGGGGCGTCTGGCTCACTGACCATGTCCAAAGTTGGTGTCTTCACCCAAGCCGCCACAGCCAATGGAACCACAACTTTAACTTTGACATCCTCCAATCTCAGGATTGCGGCTGGACAGACTTTGAGCGGTACCTATATTGCTACGGGTGCCACTGTAGTTTCAGTCTCTGGCACAACGGTCATCATGAGCTTGGCCGCCACAGGTTCTGGTTCAACCACCGTCACTTTTGACAACAACATCGCTGTCTCAGGTGGGTGCGTGATGATTCACCCCTACCTTTTTGTGTATGGCAACAACGGATTGATCCAAAACACAGGTTCTGGAGACTTCACCGACTTCGGCTCTGCCGTCGCCAACGCCAATAACGTGGCCACAGGCAAGATTGTGAGGGGTTTGCCTATCCGAGGTGGTAC